AGGGCCTGTGGAGGGGCGCGAGGGGCGAGGGGCGCGCTTAGGCGCTCGCGCTCGCGCGCAGGGCCTGCAGGCTGACGAAGTTCCCCGACCCCGGACCATGTACCAGAATCGCAATCGACTTGGCGCGCTTGCCCGACCCTGCACACAGGCCGCAGTCCTCGCAGGTTGTCAGGTAGCCGCTTTCGGCGCTCGCAGGGCAGGCGATCTCCACCTTGGTCAAGTCCTCGCCCGCGCGCCGAACCCGAAACGTGCGCCACCCCTCGCCCTGCGCCTGCTCGCGCTCGCGCGGGGTATCGACTGACGCCATGAGGTAGGGCCGCAGGTACGGCGCCGAGCGCCACTGATGCGTATAGCCGGTGTGCGTCTTTGTGTAGCGGGTCAGCGACTCCCACACGATCACCGGCACTGCCGCCGGATCCCCGTACGCCCCCAAGCGAATGGCGCGCCCCTCAAGCTGTCGTGAGACGATCACCGGATCGACTGCGGCGCCGTAGTTGCCCGCCGCAAAGGACCGATAGACGGCCTGCGGCGCCTGCGCGACGACCACGTAGCATGAGCGCCCGACCCCATCAGTCCCCCGGTGTTTGCAGTCCCCGCAGATTGACCCGTCGGCGCCGCTCGCAATCGCTTGCAATGGGCTCATGTCGGCGCGCAGGATAAACACCTGTGCCATGTTGCCCGTTTTCTCATTTTTCGACTTGCGGGTCAGACCCGTGACAATCGCGACAATGGGGGCGCCGTCGATCATGCTGGGCCCTTGGTAGACAATCGCGCCGTTTCGGTTCAGTTTCATGGGGTACTCCGTGTGCGTCCGGCCCTCATGGCCGATGCACATTAAGAGTAGCACAAAACATCAAACCGCAGCACAAAAGATCGGGGTCAGATCATGCCAACCCGTACCCCAGGTAACACAGGCGCCCCCTCCAGGCGTACGCGAGCGCGGGCGCCGAAGTCCTCGCGCGGCCCGGGCAAGCGCCTAACCTTTGCGGATCGTTACCGTTTGCTAGAGTTGCACCGCGCCAACCCCGATTGGCCGTACCACCGGCTCGCAGGCGAAGCAGGCTGCAGTGAAGAAACCGCGCGCTTGACGTGTGTGGCTGCGAGTCGCTCGGCGGTCGATCTGATGGCCGCGTACGCCGAGCCTGCCCTGCGCGCATGGCTGCAGGCGCAAGGGGTGGCCGCCGTCAGGGGCGATCACCGGCCTGCCCGCGATTGGCTGATGCATGCCGGGGTGATCGACCCGTTGCCCGATGCGGGCAAGGGGTCAGGGCCCGCCGTGGTGATCATCAATGCGCCGATGCCGGGGATGCCGGGGTACGTGCCCTCGCCGTCGGTGATCGACGTGCCAAGCGCAGGGCCCGCAGGCGCTCAAAACCCCGTGACGCCTGACGCCCCGCCCCTCGCCCTCGGGGGACCGCGCGCAGGCGCTCGCGGTCCCTAACCTTCGGCAGTGCAGGCGCTTGCGAGGACCGTACAGCGGGCGCCCGTGTCGCAGTAGCTGTCACACGTACCCCAGGCCTAGCTGTAACCCCTTGCGTTTGCTACAGGTTACAGCTATCACATCGAGTGCGCGGCCTACTCGCCTCGCCTCCAGCGTGCGCGCGGGCGTGCGCGCCAGGGCCGCATTATGGTCGCGGCGAGCGAACCGCACCTCGCACCCGGCACCCAATGCTGGGGCTCCGCGACCCCCACGGACCTGGCGATCTCCGCAGGATCAAAAATCCCGTGCAAGTAATCGAAAACAGTACCTTGACACCCCTGCCAGGTACCTGTATTTATAAACAGCACAAAACAACGGTCGAGCTAGAAACCCAGGAGGTGCGCGGTCGGCGGTCAGCGGGGCCAGCGGTCCTTATAAGTACTTAATGAGAGAGAGAGAGAGTCCCCCCTGATCATTTCTGCAACCGGCCAATGGATTAGCCCAGCAATACGTCTTACGTAAGAACGTAAGACAACTCGCCCCCAGCCCGCTGCCCGCTGCATTACTACTTCTCTGTACAGATCACTTATTAGGATGGCGCGTCGTCTGCGTTCACGCCGTACGAGTGTCGAGGTACGAGGTACGTACACCCCCGGAAAAGGAGTTGCACAAACCCATGCCGCACCGGAACCCGCGCCGCCCCCGCTCCAGGACCGACGACGACGACGAGGACGCGCCCCGGAAGCGCCCCACCCGCCGTGCGCTGCGCGAGTACCGCGTCAGCCTGGTCACCGGCTCCGTCGATTCCCTCCTCGCCACCGGCCACACGCCGGGGTTCCACGCCCTGATCCTCTGGGCGCCGCACGTCAAGGGCGAGTCGCGCCAGCAGCGCGTCTACAACAACGACATGTGGATCTCGATTGACACGGGCGACCCGATCCCCGGGACCGAGAAGCTGGACGACATCGTGAAGCCGAAAAAACGCCGCGACGACGACAACGGGGACAACGGCGACAATGGGGACGATGGCTGATCGCGGTCCTGCGTGTCCGTCGTGCGGCGAGCGGCTCGATGCGGCGGTCGGGGCGTACGTCAAGGGCGAAGAGCCCGCGCCCCCCGGCCCTGGTGACCTGACGATGTGCGCGTACTGTCACGCGATCCTCGCCTTCACCGCCACGCTCGACTTCCGCGCCGCCACCGACGAGGAGATCGCGCACCTCGACCCCGCGTTGCGCGCGTGGTTGCGGATCGTCGCGGCGGATCGCCCCCCGCGCCACTGATCTGGTACCCCATCTGCGAGGGGGGAACGCGTGTCCTCCCTCGCGCCCGCCGATCTCGCCCGTGGTGCCCGCATCAAAGCGGGCGAGCGCATCCCCGGCCTCACCTTTTTTCCGCCGCCCCCCGGCACCGACGCGTGGCCGCACGTCAGCAAGTGGCACTGGGACCACTGGGTCTACTGGCTGGAGCTTGGTGGCTGGTCCGCGCCGCAGATCGCGCGCTATCACCAGGACCGCGACACCTTCGGCGTCGGGATGCCCACGCTCGACGCGCGCGGACGCGTGCTGCCGAAGGCGCCGATCCGGTGGCTGTACCGCCCGACCCCCAAAGCGGTGCTCCTGCACAACGCGACGACCCCCAACGTGCTCTGGGGCGGCGCCGCTGGCGGCAGTAAATCGACCGGCCTGCGCTGGGACGCCTACAAACGCTGCCTGATGATGCCGGGGTACCGCGTCCTGCTGATGCGGCGCCTCGCGACCGAACTTTTCGAGCACCACCTCGATCTCGCGCGCCGCGAAGTGGAAGCGTTCGGCGCCCGCGTGGTCGAAAACGAGGTCCGCTTCGCCAACGGCGCGCTCATTCGCGGCGGGCACTGCCAGCACCCCGGCGACGAACTGCGCTTTCTCTCCATCGAGTACGACTGCATCGACATCGATGAACTCGCGACCTTTGAGCAGTCCCAGGCCAACGAGATCATGTCGCGTGCGCGCTCGACCAAAGAAGGCGTGCAGGCGCTGGTGCGCTGCACCTCCAACCCCGGCGGCGCGCACACCGTGTACGTCGTGGACCGCTGGATCACGAAAACCGTCTCCAAAGAGGACGACCCGTTCTACGACCCCGACGACTTCATCTACATTCCCGCGCGCCTCTACGACAACCCGTACCTGATGGACCCGGACGGGTCATTTCGCACGTACGAGAAGCGCCTGGGGCCGCTGCCCCCGCAACGCCGCGATCAACTCCTCAACGGCGACTGGTCCGCGATCACGGGGCAGTTTTTTCCCGAGTACAAAGACCGTGACACGGGCGACGGCGGGCATATTCGCCGCCTGGTCATCCCGCCCGACTGCCGCGTCGTGCGCGCGGTGGACTGGGGCTACAACAACCCCGGGTGCTGCCTCTGGCTGGCGCTCCTGCCCGACGGCCACGTCCACGTCGCGCACGAATATCGCTTCACGCAGACGCTCGCCACCGATGTCGCGGACAAGATCGCGCGCGAGACGAAAGATCTCGGGCTCAACCCGGTCTACACCGTGATCGACCCCTCGACGTTCAACAAAACCGGCCACGTCGGAGAATCCGTCGCGGAAACCTTCGCGCGGCAGCGCGTGCCCTGTCAGGCCGGTGACAATTCGCGCGTCCTGGGCTGGCAGCGCCTCCGCCACTGGCTCGCGCACGCCCCGGACGGCATTCCGTGGCTCACCGTGGACCCCGGTTGTCGCTACCTCCGCCGTACGCTGCCCAGCCTCATCAGTGACGTGCGCGATCCCGAAGACGTGAACACCGAAGGCGACGATCACGCGGCGGATGCGCTGCGCTATGGCGTGATGTCGCGCCCGTCGCCGTCGAGGAGTCCCTTGCAATCAACCCCGGGCCCCGGCACTGTCGGTTACCTGAAAGCGCACGGCGACCGCCACCCCGGCTCGCGGTACTGGCGCAAGAAGGCCAAACGCTGATGTATCCGCCCACGCTCACCAAAGATCCGCTCGCCCAGGTCCCGGCGCCGACCGGCAGTGACCCGTTTGCCCTCGGGGGCGGTCTGCCCGCCGACGCCGATCCGCTGCTGCCCGCGCTGACCGGGCCGTCGCCGCTCACGCTGGGCGATCCCAACGTCCTGCCGCCGCTGACCGACGATCAGCGCAGCGCGATCAAACAGTGGTTCGCCGCCTCGGATCAGGAGACGAAGCGGTACACCACGCTGTGGAAGCGCAACCTGGAGGCCTACGCACCGCCGCCCGAGCAGCAAGTGCAGGACCGCGACACGTACGAGGTCAACACGAATGTCGATTTTCGACAGGCCGAGCAGAAGAAGGCGCAGTTGTGGTTCGACACCGCCCAAGTGCAACTCACGCCCCTGGAGCCGCTCTCGGATCTGGTTCTGGCCGCGCTGCCGCTGCCGGATGGGTCGTCACAGGAGCAGCGGTTAAGCTCCGCGATCACGCTGCACCAGACGGTCCTCAATTCCACACTGGGGCCCGACGGCGTCAACGCGAAGCGCACGCTGCAGAGCGCGATTCTCGATGTGCTCGTCCCGTCCGGGTGGGGCGTGACGCGCATCGGCTACTCCTCGTACACCACGGAGGTGCCCAGTCAGGATCCCGCCAGCGGCGCGCCGGTCATGGTGCCCGTGCCGGTGTACGAGGAGTACTTCTGGGAGCGCCTGTCGCCCTCGGCGCTGATGGTCCCCGCCGACTTCCGC